AGTTGAATGGTCCCCGTAGTAGACGTTAGAGCATAGGCTGCATAGGCAACGTCAGTCGGCTGAATGACGTTTCCCGTGAATGGCGAGTTATAACTCATGAGTCATTTACCACGGTTTGGCGATCCCCGACCCGCGTCAGGTCTTCCTGTTTGAGCAGTGCGATCGACTTATCGTACATTGCCTGCCACACCGGGATGCGCTCATCGTTTTTGAGAAACGGCATGGCCTGAAGCAGGCTTCCGTAGAGCAACGCTTGGGGCGCGTACTGCGTGAACCAGTTGGATTGATTGCTGGAATCCAGCGGCTGGTTGCGCTCGTAGTACAGAACTTGAAACGAGTACGCCGCGGCCGGGGTTGGAGCCACGAGCCAATGGGTGTAGTCGTAGTCACAGTAAAACGCAGGCAACCCGGTCTGCGTGTCGTCTGGCCAGTATTCACGCAAGTATTCGTACTTCCGAAGGAACACCGGGTAGCGCTCTCCACCCGTCGTGACGTTAAACGATACCGTCTTGCGCCACCGCGCAGGCTTATCCAGCACCGGGTTGTTGGCCGTCATCGTCCCATCGGCCACCGTCAGGTTCCCAAGAAACTTAATCTCGGAGGCAATGACCTGTTCCGCGAACATAATGAACTGCGGAATCTTGTCTAGCGTGGCCTGATCATTGCGCTCAAGGTAGGTGGCAATGTCATCGACCAAACTGTCGTAGGTCATCACGCTTGCAACGGTCATTTCGATGCCACCCCTTTGTGCTTCTCAAAAGACCTCATGCCACCAAAACCAAGAAGGCCAGCGAGCAGCGTCATCAACTGCTCAACCTGCAAGTCAGGCGGTGGGGCCAGCCCTTTTGGAATTATATCGACCCCTTGGCCAAAAGCCCAGAGCCACTGCATTAAAGGGTAGCCAAGAAATTGGTAAACCAAACCAAGAACCCCAACCCAGCCCACAGCAGGACGCCACCCGCTGACAAATAGGCTAGATGAACCGGCCTCAATTTTATTGATCTCAACTTGGGCAAGGTCCGTGGCTTGGTCGATCTTCTTCTCTTCCAAGTCCAGTTTCCGGTTCTCCAGATCCATCTGGAGCCTTTCCTTGTCCGTCGTGACCAAGTCCCCGGCAATCTTCCCAACACCCTCAATGATGCTCCCAATTCCGATCAAGTCCATTACGCAAGTCCTTTCAGGGTGCGGTTGATCCAGCCAAGCAAGAACTTGGACTGGTCCCTGTTTCGGTTGCAGATTTCTGCGTACCGGGCAATCTTGGCAAGGGCGTAGGAAGCCATGAAATTCTTGGCCGTGCAGCGGTTAAGCAACTCGATCGTCTTGGGTCCGATACCGCCATCCGGCGTTGCCCCGGCAACAACCTGCGCCAGTTTGATGGCCAGACCTACTCCGGCGTTGACCCCGAAGTTGAAGATGCTTTCCGCAATTTGCTGGTCAGCGATCTCATTGCCCCTAATGCGGTCCCAATAATTCGTGCGATAAAACTCCCGCACCATAGATGTAAGTGGTCCGCCCATTTCCTGACGGTCAACCAAAGCCCAGCCAGCCCACTGCGGGTTTGCGTTTCTTGCGATTCCTGCATAAGTCTGCCCCCCCCGGTCACCCGGTATGTTGGTCAACTGGAACCCACCCTCGTCGTGGATCATCTTCTCAAAAGCCGGATTGAAGTCAGCCATCCTTGTCCTTCAATTTGTTGTAAAGGTCAAAGAGCATTTTCACCTTCTCTTCGAGGACCGCCGTCCGTTGGTGGTGCTGCGCCAGCACAACCACCACTGTGATCATCCCGGCAATTACCGGCCAAAACCGTAAGAGATGATCAATGGCGTCCATCACTTCACCTTTTGTTCAAGGATGACAATGCGCTCTCGGTTCAGGTGGATCAGTTCCCGGTTCTCGTGGATCTGCTTTTCCAGATCCTGACGCAATTTTTCCCGCGCCAGTTCAGCCCCGGAGTTTGCGGCTTGTTTATTGTCTGACGTGACCACCAAACTAATCTTGGCGTTGAGCACCGTAACATCGTGCGTAATTTTGTCTAGCGCACTCATCAAGTACACAACGCACGTAAATAGAATTGGAAGCACGGCAAACGCCGTTTTCTCGATGAGTTGAGACTTGGCTTCCAGTTTCTCAGTCATAGCCCCAACACCTTTTTGACAAAGTCAGCCGCCACGCCCGGTCCAAACAGCACCGCAGCAATCACCACATACAAGATGTGCTCGATCCGCGCCATGCGTTTGGACCCATCATCAAACCGCCCTTGGATACTTTCGTACCGTTGGGCGCAGATGGCTTCATGAACACTCAGACGTTTGTCCGTATCAGAAGCCAACTCGTGAATGTCAGCCATTCTCAGACTCGACGGGCGCTGGTGCTGCCGGTTGTGACTGAGCCCCCACCTCACTCTGGATGCCCTTGATCAATTGGTCGACTTCGACCCAAGGACGGTTGCCCAGATACTGAAGGATAGCGTTCAGAAGGGCGACAGATACGGTAGCGTTTTCCATGTGTGTTCCTTTTAGGCGGCGGCGTTGCGCAGCGGGGTGAGGTCTTCCGTAGTCCAGAAGTCTTTTTCAAGCATCACAACGAGATGGTCCTTGTTGCGCTTCACGCAAGCGACCCAGTCCTCGTCAGACATGAAGCTAGGCTTTCCACCATTAATAAGATTCACCGAATCCATGGCAGCGCTGTAGTGCCGAGCGATTTGCTCGGGGGTTAGAGTTTCCGTCATAGTCATACTCCTTTAAGTTTATTGACTTCGGATTTGAGGCTCGCAACCTCGGCTGATAATTCTTTAATCGCGTTGATCAGCGGCGTGACAAACATTTCACGGCTGACTCCCTGAATTCCGTTCGGTTCAATGTGCCAGCCGCCAAATGTATCGACGCCCTCGGCTTCCAGCGCGGCCTTGACCTCCTGCGCGATAAGGCCGTGCATGACCGTGGTTGTGTTCTTGTTATTTTCTTCGTTGTACTGCGGGTTGTCTAATTCTAGTTCGTTCGTGGCTTTCCACTGGTATTTTACTGGATTAAGCCTGTTTATGAACGAAAGACCAAGAGAGTCACTCTCGATGTTCTTTTTCAACCGAACGTCGGATGCTTGAATCCAAGTCGCGTTTGTGTCGTAGTGGCAATAAACGCGGTTGTTCAATTTACCCAGCGTCACATAGTCGCCGCCAATCCCGTTACAACCGTATCCAATCACGATGGCGTAGTAATCGCCAGCCGTACTGCCATATGCGCCATTACCAATGATCACACTCTGAGACGCGGTGGTGTAGGTTGTACCAACATAACCCGCCTGTGTCCCAATAAGGATTATATTGTTTCCAGACGTAATTCCATAACCTGCTTGGTAGCCAATCGCAATGTTGTTATTATCGGTAGCCGAATTAAGGGCGTTCGCCCCTATAGCGATGTGTTGGGAACCCGTGATATTGTTTTGAAGTGCACCAAGTCCAATTGCTACGCTATTACTACCTGTGGTGTTTCGACAAAGAGCGCCGTTACCTAACGCACTGTTATTAGTTCCTGTCGTATTTGCATAGCCAGCCCCATCGTTGAACCAACCACTACCTACAAACGTATTACCTGTTCCAGAAGTGTTGCTGTATCCAGAGTTCGTACCAATAAACGAGTTTCCGGGGTAATCCGCACTAGCGCCTCCAGTCGAACTGTATCCGGCGGCGTAACCAATCGCCACCACACCTTGTCCCTTGGCGTGATTTCGCAGTGCTTGGTAGCCGATCGCTGTATTTCCAACTCCGTTACCGGTGCTGCCACCAGCCAAGTAAAGCGCGTATGCACCGACAGCCACGTTATTACTAAACGAATACGCTACGTTGGTGCCAGAATACCCAGCCTGATATCCGATTGCTACGTTTTGAATACCAGAGACATTTGACAGCATGGACTGAAAACCAACAGCCGTATTGTAGTAACCAGTAGTGTTGAGTTTAGAAGACTCCCAACCAACGGCAACGCTCTGGGTCCCCGTTGTGTTAGAGTTCATGCTATTCATACCAACGGCTACATTGTAACTACCGGTAGTTGTGCTCCTAAGAGACAAGGCTCCTAAAGCGGTATTTTGGTCACCAGTGGTATTAGCGAAAAGAGCTTCGTACCCAACTGCTAAATGGCTATTACCAGTAGTGTTTTTGTTACCAGCGTATGACCCAAAAAAAGAATTATTCGACCCGCCAAGGTTTTCTTCCCCAGCACCAACTCCAATTCCGGCATTGTAGCTTCCGGTAGTCCTGTATAACGCCGCTGACCCCATAGCGGTGTTGTACTGTCCGGTAGAAACTAAGCCTAGAGCATTTGCCCCCACTGCTGTGTTTTGAACACCAGTTGTAGAAGTGTAAAGTGCCCGATACCCAATAGCGGTGCTGTTCGTACCGGTTATGTTAGACCCAGCGCCAGAACCAAGCGCCGTCAGGTATGGGCTGGAAGAATTCGTGACGCCGGTCAACGAAGAGATGGTCGTCCAAGTCGGGACCGCGCCGGAACCGGCAGAGGTCAAGACCTGACCGCTGGAGCCATAATTCGCGCCGTTGAGACCAAATGCGCCAGAGTTGTTGAACACGCCCCGTGGATTCCCATCACCGTCTGAGAGCACGATGTAGTTCGACGCTGTGCGGATGTCGAGGCCACCTTGGTTGCCTGCGTAGCGACCAATGACTGTGTTCTTATCCCCGGTTGTGATGTAATAACCAGCCCCAGAGCCAACAAATGTGTTTATCGTCCCAGTGGTAAGGCTGTATCCAGCGCGTTCTCCTAATGCCGTATTGTACGCAAGACCATTGTAGTTCGACGTATACCCCGCTGTGCTTCCTAAAAATGTATTCGAGGAACCAGTCGTGTTGCTATATCCCGCCAGATGACCGAGAGCGGTATTGTTTGATGCGGTGGTGTTAAAACGAAGTGATTCTTGACCAATTGCTACGTTATAGCTTCCAGTAGTATTGGCGTATAACGAATTAAGACCAATCGAAATTAACGCAGTTCCAGTTGTGTTGCTATACCCAGCTTGATATCCAACAGCGGTGTTATTGTTGGCGGTGGTGTTGGCTGCAAGCGCATTTGCACCTACTGCGGTGTTATAGGCTCCCGTCGAAGTGCTTACTGTCCCATATAAGGCAAACGTACCAATACCAGTGTTGTAACTGCCCGTTTGGTTGACGCCAGCTTGCATACCAAAGTAAGAAACTTGAGTCCCGGTGTTGTAATACCCAGCCTGAAATCCAACAGCAGTGTTGTTTGAGGCGGTGGTGTTATACAGAAGGGCTTGTGAGCCCATTGCGGTATTGCCAGTGCCGGTTGAAGCCAATACCAACGCTTGGTATCCAAAAGCCGTATTGTCGCTTACCGTAGTTTTTGCTAAAGCCCCATGACCAAAGGCGCTATTTCTGCTGCCCGTTGCATTTGTCAGCAGCGGACTTCCATTTGAGCCATCAGTCCCGCCAAAGGCGCAGTTTAACACTCCAGTCGTATTAGCAAACCCTGCTTGGTAGCCTACTGCCGTTATACCGCCAGTCGTATTACTATACCCAGCCTGATAACCAACAGCAGTGTTGTTGGAGGCGGTGGTGTTGGAGTAAAGGGCTTGCGCCCCAATTGCAGTATTCGATGCTCCAGTCGTATTGCTGTACAAGGCCCGGTAAGCCACAGCCGCATTCAATGTGCCGGTCGTGTTATTGAACAGTGCCTGTGAGCCAAAAGCATCAACAGGGGTGCCCGTTGTATTGTAGTAAGCAGCTTGGTAGCCTACAGCGGTATTTTGAGAAGCGGTGGTGTTGGCTTGCAGGGATTGACGACCAATTGCGGTGTTGTAGCTACCAGTTGTATTTAACTGTAAAGACTGATTGCCGACAGCAGCGTTTTCAGAACCCGTTGTATTAGACCGCAATGCGCCGCTACCAAATGCGCTGTTAGCTACTCCAGTCGTATTAAATCTAAGGGCGGAATCGTTGTAAGTGCTCGCACCCCCAAACCCAGCATTTCCATATCCTGTGGTATTTGCTGCCAACACATAGGTGCCAAAGGCATTGTTGTCAGCGCCAGTTTGAGAGCCGCCACCTAACGCAGTGTTACCTACCGCAGTATTGGTAGCCACAGCACCAGCACCACGGCCCACGGTGATGCCGTAAATAAGACCATCAGATGCCGATGAGTCTTTGATCAGCTTGCCTGTAGTGCTATTGAACAGTGCGATACCGTTTGCCGTCGCAGATGATGGGCCAACTACATCACCAGATGCTCCAGCCTTCGACGCTAACAACTGCACAACACCCGCACTATCCTTGTAATATAGCTTTCCATCAGCAGTGTTTATATTTATCGCCAGTTCACCGTTAACCAGATTCGTG